AGTTGGTTCTGATTATTACGATATTAAAAATACAAGAAATACATCAAATGGATTATTAACCCCAATTGCTTTACCTGAAAATCAGAGTTATTCACAAAGGCCATCCAATTGGTATCAAAGGAACACTATATCAGGTTGGAGTGAATATGGAATATATTCAAATATTAATACAGGTTTGACTCCATTTAGTTCCATGACAATAGTTGATACTCAACATTTTGAGTTTGGTAATGAGGATATTGAGTTTGATATGACTAATGAAATTAATTCAATTCTAACTGGAGGAACCACAGGGGGTACTGGATGGATTATATCTTTCCCTCCTGAATTAGAAATATTAACAGGTTTAACTCAAAACTATGCAGTTGCATTTTTTGATAGAAATACTCAAACTTTTTATGAGCCGTTCTTAGAAACAACCTATGACGATTTAATTGAGGATGATAGAAACACTTTTTATAAAAATAGAGAAAATAAATTGTATTTGTATTCCTATATTGATGGAGACTTGGTTAATTTAGATACTAACCCAACCGTAGTATTAACCGATTCTTCCGATAATATTATACAAGGTCCATTAACTTCTTGTTTAAAGACTAAGGGAATTTATGAAATAACTTTTTCGGCAATCACCGCAACAACAGCTTCAACTAACTGCACCTATTACGATGTTTGGAGTGGAATAACATATAATGGAGTAACTTTAGATAATATAACTAATTCGGTTGTTCTACAATCATCTTCAAAATCAATTCAACTTGGAAGTGAGAGTCAGGACCCTATTTTATATGGTTTTGATTATTATGGTATTAAACAAGATGAAAAAATACTAAATACTGATGTTAGAAAAGTTGGAGTGATAGTTAAAAAGGCATATTCAACAAATGAATTATTACAAAAAATAAATGTTTATTATAGAATATACGTAAGGGAAGGCCAAACAGAAGTACAAGTTCAGGATTGGACAAAAGTTAATAGGTCATACAATCAATACTATTTTATGTTTGATACCCGTGACAAGATACCAAATGAATATTATATTGATTTAAAGGTATACTCTGATGGGGCTGCCGATACTTATAAAAAACAAATCAAATTCCAAATAGTTAATAAAAAATGAAAAAAATAAGATTAACAGAGTCACAATTAGTTTCAATGATATATAAAATGGTTAATGAGGCTATGTCAGATATAGATAATATTTTAGACAAAATTAGTCAGGGTGGTATGGAATCATTATCACCTCAAGAAAAAGAATATTTAAGACATTATTCTGAAACAGGAGAATATATGGATGTTGCGGATGAAGAAGATTATGCATCTGAAGGTGTCTTCTCCGATTCAATTTCAGGAATCAATATGAAATTCAAATATGAATCAACTGAGGATACCGAAGATGAGATAATTCATAGTGGTTACTTGGAAATTGATGGTGATGAGTTTTATGGTGAAATTTATTGTGACCCTGAAGGAGATTACTCTACTTGTAATTTTGAGGACCCTGACGGGATTAATCTATTTGAAAAATATGAAGGATTAGAACGTGAAGTTGAATCTTTTTTATATAGTGTATGTGATGAAATAAAAGGAAGTAATGCCGTATAATATGAGAAATATAGATAATATAATTAGAAAAGTTATTAAGGAACAATCAGATAGATACATGTTCTTTTCAAATTTAGAACAAATGAGAAGACAATGTGACATTTTGTTAAGTAAAAATAGAGATGAAATTGATTCTATTTTAGATAATGGTCACGATTGGGCTCAAGACCATATTGCCGAGGCAAAGAATAATATGGACCAAGTATTTGATTTTTTAATGAATGAAACTACTGATGAAGGTAATTTAAATGACCAGTCAGATGAAGAGGAGATGATGGAAGATGATAATATTTTAGATGATTTGGCAATGACAGATAAAGACCCTGATAAAGCGTTAGCTCTTTACCAAATGAATGAGGGACGTAAAAAGACTGGAACAAAATTATGTGCTAGGGGTAAATCAGCGGCTAAATCAAAATTTAAAGTTTACCCTTCAGCATACGCAAATGGGTATGCTGTTCAAGTCTGCAAAGGTAGAATGCCAGGACTCGACGGACAAAAAAGGTGCTCCCCACCATATTGTGGTTCAAAAAATAAGAAGTAATTTTTTTTTAGATAGAATTAGAATTTCGCAGTATATTTGTAAAAAATATCACTATGAGATTCTTGAAACGACTTTACCTTAAAATGCGATTAGCATATCGCAAACATTACTACACCCAACAAAACCAAGAGAAGTATCAAAGAGCACCACTCTTTATATGTATGAAATTACTCAAAATTGAGGACTCTCTTTTACTTATCGCACCTGTTTCCGATGACAAGTACATTTATAACGAAAGACTCGGTATATTGGTCTCTTTATTAGGTCATCGTGGGTCCATTATTGACAGGACGTATTCATATGATATTAACATGTCAAATAAAGATTGGGATAAACTAGATAAGTTGTTTTCCAATGAGATGCAGAAACGAACAAAAAAGATTGAGGAACAAATAGTTTCTAATGTAAAACACTCACTAGATAATATTTATAATAAAATCACTAAAGATTTTAATAAGATTAATGAAACAGGACAAGTATATAACGGAAGACCAGTTGGTGAACTTAATTAAAAATAAAGTAAACGAGTCTAATTACATGTATTCCAATATGGAAAGAGCGGAATTAATTCAAGATATTATGGATAGAGTTTTGGAATATGGTAATGATTACATTCAAGCTTTAAATGCTTTAAATTCGGCATTCAAACCAAAAAAGTATAGGAAGATTGAATCTGGTCAAGGAGAACTACCAAAAGGAGTTAAAGTACAAAGTACTTATAGACCTTAATTGAATATTTTTTTATGTAGTTTCGGGTGGGATTTAATGAATTTTTTTGTTAACTCACCCGATTTTTTATTTGCATAATCTTCGGATTCCCCGCCAATATCTTTTCTATCTTTAATTTTAAGTTTTTGGTGGTCGTAAGAATGAGCCCATTCATGAGATAACGTTCTTAAAATATCTGCAAGCATTCTATCCTTAGACAAAACACTTATTTCTTTTGTTTTATTTTTATAAGAGCCAGTTGTCATTTTACCAACCCTTCTATCTAAAAACTTTATTGTTAAATTACCAGTGAGGGGTAGTTTTTCTTGTAAAAGAAGAATAAAACTTTTGAGTATATCAATCTGATATTTTTCTAAAGTGTTTTTTTTAAATTTTAAACAAAGCTTCATTTTTTTCTTAATATTTCCAAAATACTATTCTTTAGAACTGATTCATTTTTATTTTTCTTCTTTGGTTTGTACGACACCATAGTAGGCGCATTGCCTGTACCTCCTTTTGGGTTTTTCTTCTCGGCCCTTCTTTTTTGACTACAGGCCGCACTTTTTTGAGCGTCAGTCATTTTGGCGGCAACCCCCGCCGCTCTACATTTTGGATACCCTTTTGAATCGGCTTCAGGTCTACCGCAAGGAGGATGTCCTCCACCTTCTTTTTTTCTACATATATTAACCCATGGACCCTTTGGTTGTTTACTTCCCTTTGGTTTTTTCTTCGTACCAAACCAAACCGCAAGGTCTTCTTTAGTTTCTGATTCTGAAATAAATGGTTGTGAATGATTAAATTTATTTTTTTTCATTCTTGGTTTTTTTCCCGATTTATCCCCTTTTTCTCTATAAGATGGTACTAGAACTTTAAATGGTGCCTTTGTATATTCATCATCGCCTTCAGCCGGTGCATCCTGTTTAAAATCATTTTTTTGAATTTCTTTAGCGATTTTTTCTTTTTTTGAAATTTTATGTTTTGGTGTAGATATATGTCCGTCTAAAGAATCGTAGTTTAATTCAGCATCAACGTATTGTGACGTGGTGTTTACAAATGGTTGTAAATCTTCGGGGTCCCAATAAGTAAGTCCAGGCCTAATTGGGGGTTTATAAGACCCTCTCGCAATACCTGTAGTTGTTGCCTCACTAATATTGTTGTCAAATATTTTTTTTAAACATTCTATTATAATATTTGATTTCATTTGTATTAGATGTTATTTTTAATATAAATATCTTAAATTATGGAACATAACGAAGAATTAAAAAAAGAAATGGAAGAAAAAATCGAACAATTATCACCAAAAGGTTCTTTATTTGAATCTATATCTTACTACAACGACATCCAACTTGACGAGTTTTTACATGGAATGAATAAAGAACAGGCAATATATTGTTTGATTGAAGCATCTAAAGCATCATATAGACGTGGAGCGTTTAGGTTAGAAGAAACCGAGGCCGTTTCAAAAGCTTTAAGAGTATTAGGGGCTAATTAATTTCTAAACTATTTTTCTATTACAACTTGGTCTCCCCCAACCTTAAATTTATATATTTCTGACTGTCTAAATACAGTTATTATAACTAATTTCCAATAAGTACCTAATTCCCTCTCAGCGGAAACTGCCATTGCAAGTTCCCACCTATTTGAAACAAGAACAAATGGTTTACCTTCATTAATTTCACCATACAGTATTTTTTCAGCAATGTCTCTTTTAAAGATTTGCATAAATTCTACTATTTCGGCATTTGATACAGGTCTTTGATTATAGTCCTCTAAATCTCTACCTCCTCCTCTATAATTTGAATGTTTTGTGGTTATAACGTCAAAACCAAAAGTAACCTCAAAATTGGTTGCAATTTGACCTATTCTCTTTTCTAAGAGTAGATGTTTTTTAATACTTTCTCTAAGGTTCATATTATATAAATATAAAAAAGGGGACTTTTGGTCCCCTTTTTAATTTATTCATTTAAATTGATTATCTCAATTCATTCAAGTCAAATGTACGAACACCATCAACAACGATACGACCAAAGAAACGGTTGTTAACCATCTTCTTAGCGTAACGAGTCATAATACCCTTAATCGGAGTAAAGTTGAATGGGTTATACATAGTTGGAGTTAATTGAAGTGGTACATATGGTGCGTAGATGTAACCAGTGTCAAGAAGTGACGTACCTTTGTGACCCAACAATACTGTGTTTGCTGGGAAGTAAGGGTCACGATACACTTGGTAACGACCTGCTAATGTACCTACTCTCTCAATACCCATGTTATACTGGTCTTGCTCAGGAGCTGCATTAGAAACGTGGAAATATTGAAGGTCATCAAAAATTGCAGAAACTTCAGATGATACAACAATCCAGTTTGCTCCACCTCTCAACGTAGACTTGTGAATCTGTGCAGAGATTTGGTTGATTGCAGTGATAAGAGTTTGGTTCCAGTCCTTCTGAGTGTAAGGAGTAGATTGGTTGTTCAGACGCTTCCAACCGTTGTAATCCCAACGAAGTGTCCAAGCCGCACCTTTACGAAGGTCACGGAGGATTTCACGGTCGATTTCAGCCGCCACTTGTTCTGACAATAAAGCTGTCAATTCAGCTTCAGCGTCAATGTTGTGGAATGCCGCAACGTCTTGAGCAAGTTCTGGTGACCATTGTGCTCTCAACTTTCTTTCAGTTACAGAAACTGTCACTGACTGAAGGTCGAAAGATACTTCACCAATCTTGTCTTCAAATTCGAGATTCTTATATCTCTTATAGTAAGCAGTGAATGGGTTACTAAGTGTAGTTGCCGATACTGCCGCAGAGAAAGTAAGACCTGAATATCCATCAGGAGTTGAAGCTCCACAATTGATACAAGCTGGAACTTGGAGGTCAATTTCTAAATAGATTTTACCTTCAGCGTTACAGATATCTTGGAATGTACCACCATTACCACCACCTGTGTTTGTACCAGGGAAAGTAGTTGTAGTAGTTGAACCATATTCAACAATTCCCTTACCATATTTTTGAGTTACAACACGGAACAACAATGGAGCGGTAGTACTAAAAGTAACACCACCGATTGATGCTTGAGTTGGAAGGATTGTAAGGTCAGAAAGGAATGATTCATTATCCATTTCTTGTCCATCAGGACCGATAAGTTTACCGTCACCTGTTGAAGAGAAACCTGACATAACTAAAAGTATTTTTCTGTACTCGTTAGCCCCATATCCTGATACTACCAAATCACTTCCAGACCAAACTACTGTGTTTGTAGCCGCTGACAACCAAGCATATTGACCTTTAGAATAGTCAAAAAGACCTGGAGGATTCAAACCTGGCTCAGTACCTTCATAGAAAAGGTCATAAAGATTCTTAGAGTAAGCAGTTGAATCATTGTAACCTGCGTTAGGGTCACCAGGGTAGTTACCAGGTGAACCAACAGGTGACCTGTGATTGTTAGTAGCTCCTTGAGCAATCGCTGGAGTAGTTGCAGTCCAACCTTGAATCTGTGGTACAAAGTAGAACAACTTACCGATAGGAAGGTTCATAGCTTGTACTGATACGATTTCGTTAGCTAAAAGTTTAGAGAATACACGACGAATGATTGGGAATACAACAGTTTCGAATGAACCTGAATCCGCAGTTGACGCCGCTTCGTTAATTAAGAATGAAGCTT